TCGCCAAGATGAATAATAGTGTCAATATTATTATCCTCAAGGTATGGAAAAAAGACTTCATCATAAAACCTCATAAAATAATCATGGAATAATAGAGAGTCCCCGCGAGCCCCGAAGTGGGTGTCGGTTATCAAGGCAATTTTCATAAGATTTTGTTTTCCTTTGCGATCTCCGCTTCTTTTTGATCTCGCTTCTGTTTCGCCTTTTCTTTCTTTTTACGCTGGTTTTCCTCAAAGTCTACAAGAAAATCATCCATATTGCCTTGGATAAATTCTAAGAAATTATTTTTGACAGGAGTACCATTAGGGCCGGACATGATCTCTTCAATCAATTCTTGATTTTCCATTGCCTTATATTTAACATATGTCTGTTTCTTTTCTTTCTGGATACGGCGTATAAATGCATAGTAAATAATCTGTGTAAAATATGCAAATGGGTTGCTTGATTTCTCTGGATTAAAATTATCAATATATAAGAGACAGTTTTCGATTCCGTCCGATATCATTTCTTCTTTATATGTGTAATTGATGAAATTGGGTTTATATGATAGATGTTGTGCAATCTTCATAATACACTCACCAATATAATTGGGTACTCTGGGGCGTTCTCCCTCGACCTCTTTCGATTGATCTACACTTTCCTTATACGCGACCATCGCAACTAATAGTTGTTTGTTGTCAACATAATGATGTCTAACTCTTTTTGCCATAACGATTCCTTAATATTTTATTACTACCAATATACCACACTGAATAGCATATGTCAACACCTTTGCAGAAATAAATTCTTCAGAAAACATCTTGACGAATCGTTTGGGGGGTGTTACAATGGCTATGTTGAGCCTTAAAGAATATAAAGATTCTTAGTGTAATGTCTTATTAGTTAACATATGCATATAGTCCTCAAGACAATATTCATCTCTGTCGTTTTGTCCACTTTCAATCCCCTCATTAACAAGGCCTTGCATCTTTTCAATCTTGCGAAGGGTGTCATTTTCTTCAATCGCAGCCCGTCTTTGTAAAATATATTCGTAGTGCTCGCGCAATTCTGAACTGGGAGTGTTAACGGTGATAACATTAAATGTATCAACTACGGTGACATTATCTTCACAGAATTGAAGCCAGTCGATTAGAGTAGAATTGAAATCACCAGATTGCGGGTTCATAAAAGATTTTATTTCATACGGATCTTCCAGTGCAATTTCTTCCATGTTTTCTTTGTTCATATCAATAGGTTCTATCTTACATATTAAAACTTCTTTTGTAGTGAGTCTGACAATTTTGCATTCTTGCATTTTGTTATTCCTATCCATATAAGTCGATTTCATGTATTTTAAATGTAAATTTTTCTTCGTTGTAAATATTTATGCGTTCATAAAAATGTCTAATCGCAAAATTCATATATGTTTTGTGGCGCATGTCATCTGCAATATCATACAATATGGCCGATGTTTTGTTGTTGCCCTTTCTCAATCCTCTACCAATCGACTGCAAATTTCTAATGCGTGATTTCGATGGTGAAGTAAAAACAACGTTATGCAAGTTCCTTATATTTATGCCTGTTGAAAACGTTCCATATGAGGCGACAATAATCGCATCACTTTCAGTTTCAGTGGTCGCCCTTATCTGTTCTCTGACATCTGCATCGACCCCACCCGATACAAAAAATATTTTTCTACCTTCTGCTGCGGAATCTGAAATTAATTTGTGTAATGGTACACCATGTTTTTCGACAAAGTTATATAAAACAAGTGTATTACCTTTCAGGCCCAATGTCAAGTTCTTTATGAACTCATTTCTACGTGGATTAGTTACGATCCATTCAACTTCGTCGGAGTATTTCATTTTTTTAATTTCCAGACAATTTTCAGTTGGGTATTTCAATACCAACGCCTGAATTTTAAAGTCTGCGAGTGTTTTGTTGTCAATCAACGCCCTAGTCGAAGTTACCTGTTTGGCTTCACCAAACATACCTGTCAAGACCAATTTATGAGTTTTTGTTCCATCGAGAGTTCCGGTTGTGCCAAACCTAAATCTACAATTTGTCAATTTGTCCATAATTTTGTTGAGACTGTTTGCTTTAAACAAGTGACATTCATCACCGATTACCACACCGAATTGATCCCAATAATCTCTGGGCATTCTGTAGATAGATTGCCAAGTGGATATTACAACCTTTTTGTCTGTATGTTTGTCTGCACCCGCCGATATTTTATGACAATATTTTTCGACATTCCAACCATAGTCTTTAAAGTCTCCATACATTTGTTGTACCAAAGACACCGTAGGCACAATAATCAGAATTTTTTTATCTTTGACTTCGGGGTGCATATTGTAGAATCTGATCAATGTGTATATCATTAGAGATTTACCAGATGCAGTCGGTGATATTAACAATGTCCTGTTTGTTTTTATGGCATGATATATAGCGTCAAGCTGATAGTCTCTGTAGTCGATCTTTTTTCCCTGACTGTGGGGGTTAATATGTTTCGCTAAGGCCATCAGATCGTCTGTGGTGAATTGTCTGTCTCTTATATCTTCGTCGTAGACTATTTCATAATTATTTTTCTCGCAAAAATATTTTACCTGTGGAATCAGTCCCATATAAAGTTTACAATTGAGTGGATTGAAAAGACGTATTTTGCCATCCCATACCTTATTTTTAAAGGATGGCATAAACTCGGCCCCAGGCACTTTGAAAGTGAAATAGTCAACCAACTCTTTCAACATAAACATTTCCGGCGAATCTATCTGCGCGTAAACTTCGTTTAATTTACTAATGTAAAACTTACTCATTAATTACCTTCAAGCCATTTCTTCCAATCTATAAAATTTTTGACAGTCCACTTTTTCTGGTCTATCAAAATATCCAAAGTTTTGTCTATTAATGTTATTATTTGTTTGAGAAGTAAAAGTTGCTTTTTTGATTTTATCATTTCGTCGTCATCGTCAGCCCAGATATTTAAATCTGCCTTTAGAATTTTAGTACCTTCTATCTTCCAACCTTTTGACAGTATTTCGTCCTCTGACATTTTTCCAGTATAGTATTTTGTTTTTTGCGCCACAAGTTGTTTGTGTCCCAATTCCAAAAATTGATATTTTGTTTGATAAATATTTTGACGAGTCATCCATTTACCAATCAAATTTTGATTGTGTACCAATTCGTCCTGCAATTTTAAAAAATCTATTTTAATGTCCTGCTCGGATTCTTGCAGCATTTCGGACAATTTTACCGAATATTTTTCTTCCATAATGTTCTTTCAAATAGTTAATAATATTAGCCAGAGATACTTTCAACCGTATAGGTACTATACATAAAGTCGGCGGTCGCAATCGCAGCCTCATTTGATGTGTCGGTAGATGTTAGTGGTATATCTCCCACTGCGATAGGAAATGCATCTTTGAACGTGACTTTCAATATGGGTAACGATTGGTTGCTGTATATAATAAGGACCATGTCCGATCTTACCTGATCCGGATTCATTCTTCTTGCGCTTGGTATATTTCCATATTGTCTAAAATTATCTGGAAATCCCAGACTTGTCATCCAATCAAAAATTTCTAACCAATTTTTCATTTCTTCGTCTACTAAAAAAGATACACCAAGAACTGAATATGTAAGTTTATCGCCCGGCTCTGGTACGCGAACAAATGGTGTCTCAACACCGGCCTCCCCAAGAGTAACGCCCGGAACTGAAACGGATTGGACATATGAAGTAAGTTTGGGGCATAGATTTATTGAAAAATTAAATGTTTGTGTGTTCAGTAAGTTTACATTATCGCTATTCAGATCCAATATACCAACTCCTTTTTGTTACTACTATTTAGTCATAAAAAAAGGGGGGATTAAAAATCCCCCCAAGTTCTGCTTTTTATTATTGTTATTATGTAGCAGAGTTAATATTGTCAACTCTAAAGATACGATAATACTGGTTTGCGCGAGCACCACCAGCAAATGGGTTTCCGACCATGCCGTAGCGAGTTTTGAAACCGATTTTTGGTTGGAAGGTATTTTCACCAACCGCACGAACCATTTGCATAGGAACGTATGGGCAATAGAAATAGCCAGCATCGTATGGGGAGTTTCCTCTATAACCAACCATACAGAAATCGTAATTTCCGGCGCTTGAGAAATATGGGTCAATATATACTTTCATGCGCTTGTTGAGTACACCAGCGAAAGTTTGGCCCGTGTCATCTACTTGCAATGCAGTATCCATTTGTGGGTTGTAGTCGAGTACACCAGCCATTGCAAGAGCAGATGCAACGTCAGAGGAACAAACGATTGTGTTTGCTTTTCCGCGCCGAGTTTCTTTTGCAATGAGGTTGGCTTCACGTTCCATATGGAACATAAGACCTTTGAAGTTCTCAACGCTCCAACGGCCGTCAGCGTCTGTTTCCAGATCGAAGATACCTTTGGTGGTCATCTGTGATTGTGCGCCTAGTTTTGCTTGGGCATACAAAGTACGAAGAACTTCGCGGTTAATTTCAGCAGTGATTTCAGTTGAAAGAATTGTTGACAATTCTGCTTCTGCGTCAAGGCCGTGGACTGCTTTCAAGTCTTGTGAAAGTTCCATTGTGTACTCTGCTTTGAGTGCGCGTGTCTTTGCAACAACCGATACGCGGTCAATGCTGAACGCCATTTGGTTGAAATGTCCATCCGCAGTCATTGCAGAACCGTTACCCAATTTTTCAGCTTCGGCGGTTGAGCCTGGCAAACCAGTAGTATAGGTCGAACCAGATTCGTCGAGGGTTGCGCTTGCGCCCGAACCAGTGATAGCTCCACCGGCAAATGGGTCTGTGCCTGCGTGTGACACACCATCGTCACCGGAAAATGCGGTGTCTGCTTCGTTATGCAGAGCTTCTGGATTAGCACCAGTATCCGCTTGTCCGTTATAACGCGATTTCATTGCAAAGATAAGTCCGGTTGGACCTGTCATTGGCTGAACACCGACAAGATCGTATGCCATCAGATTTGGCATAGAACGACGAATCATAGAAATGATTACGGGGTCGGAATATTTGAGGGCGCCACCATCTGGTGCAGTTGGGGCAATGTTAACTTCGTTCAAAGACTGCATAGTTACATTGGCGTTGCCAAGAGCAGCCTCTGCGCGGGTTGCATTCTCTGTATTTTCCAGAAGAACAGCAGTTACGCCTTTTCTGTAGTTGTCAGTGATTGCGACTTGATCAGGGTGGTCAAGAACTGGCTTCCACTTCTCTTTCAACATCTGAATGTTATTTTGATTAAAGTCGTGCATTTTTTTCTCCTTAGTAGATTTTAATTTTTTGACTATCTTATTATATTTATAAAAATTTAATCTTTCGGCTTGCTTAGCGCTCTTGCATAAACATCCATAATAGATTGGGTTTTATTTTCTTCTTGAACCACTGGTGAATCTTCTACAGATGTTGTGGTGGCGCTCTCGCTGAGAACTACACTTTCAACGATTGTGTCCGATGGAAAATAGTTATCTTTGATCAATGTAATCTTATTCATCATATCTTCCTGATTTGTATATTCAAGGCCTTCGCTCAAAGAACGTACTTTTTCAGATTGTGAAATTGTAAGTCCTTCTGTTACATCTTTCAAGATGATCTCTTTTTCCAGCTCTTCAACCATGTTGGAGAGTTGAATGTTTGCTTCAAACTGCTCATTCAATTTTGCGTCTTTTTCTTCCAAATCCGCAAGGGCTTCACCGTACAAGTTTACCTTTTCTTCTGGAACGTCAACATAGTTTTCTTCGAAAACCGTTTTAAGCCCAGTCATAAATGATTCCATAATTTCCACTTTAAGTCCACTTTCGATTGCGACTTGGTTTTCTTTTACGAATTCCTTTGCAACATAAGAAAGATACTCATCAACTTTTTCCGACAATTCTTGACGAATATCGGCAACGTTTTCTTGAAGTTCTTCTTCATAGTCAACATAAATTTCTTCTAATTTTTCGTTGATTTTTTCGACAACCGCAGCCTCGAAAATAGTAGAAACTTGATCTTGAAATTCTTCTGTAAGATCTTGTCCCTGCAGCATGGCGTCTACATGCTCCTGTACGTCGATATCTTCTGCTTCAACTCTGTATTGTGCAGACATTGTTTGTGCTTTGGTTTCGACTACTTCTTCAATATGATCCTCTTCGACGTCTTCGTCGATTTCAAGATCGTCATCGTCACTTTCCAGATCGG